GTTCTGTTGGTGCTAATGTTAATGCAATTCGTATTCAGTATTCTTAAGGAATTTTTATGACTGCTCCAGCATCTACAGTTGACCAAAATATATTGCCTGTTCAAGCATTGTTTGATGTTCAAGGTAACTTTCAGACTTTTATTGGTCAAGGAAAACAATTTAGCACAGGTGGTGGCACTTCTTTAACCATTGCCGATGTCACTACTAATGCTACTTTTTACCCTGTTTTTTCAGCAGTATCGTCAGGTACAGTAACCACTTTAGATGTTACTTCTACAAAGCTGTCGTTTAACCCTTCATCAGGTGTTTTGACTTCTACTGGCTTTTCAGGTTCTTTGACAGGAAACGCTTCAGGTCTGTCAGGTGGCACAACAGGTGCTTTGCCTTATCAAAGCGGTGCAAATACAACTACATTTTTAAGCGCAGGCACAAACGGCTATGTTTTAACAATGGCTAGCGGTGTACCCACTTGGGCAGCAGCATCAAGTGGCGGTCTAACGATTACCGATGACACTACAACGAATGCTACCCGTTATTTGACCTTTACAAGCGCCACAAGCGGTTCAATTACAGGTGAGAATACTAGCTCTACCAAACTGCAATTTAACCCTTCTAGCGGTGTTTTAACGGCTACAGGCTTTAGTGGCTCTGGTGCTTCTTTAACAAGTCTTAGCGCAAGCAATATTTCTAGCGGTTCATTAGCAATCGCTTATGGCGGTACTAATGCAAGCGCAACCCCTACTGCTGGTGCTATTGCCTACGGAACAGGCACAGCTTATGCATTTACAAGCGCAGGTACAACAGGGCAAGTTTTAACTTCTAATGGCGCAGGCGCACCAACATGGGCAGCAGCAGCATCAGGCACAGTTACCTCAGTAAGCGGAACAGGCACAGTATCAGGGATTTCCCTAAGTGGCACAGTAACTACTTCAGGAAGTTTGACTTTAGGTGGCACATTAGATTTATCTAGCCCACCTGCTATTGGAGGTACAACTCCAGCAGCAGGCACATTCACAACTGCTAAAGCTACTGAATATATTGAAAAGTCTGTAGCTATTTCTGCATCAAATATTGATTTATCTACAGGCAATTACTTTACTAAAACAATCTCAGGCACTACGACTTTTACTATTAGCAATGCAGCAGCTAGTGGCTTAGTAAACTCATTTATCCTACAATTAACTAATGGTGGTTCAGCCACAGTAAACTGGTTTTCAGGTGTTAAATGGGCAGGTGGTACTGCTCCTACATTAACTTCTTCAGGTGTTGATGTATTAGGTTTTTACACTATTGATGGCGGTACAACTTGGGAGTCATTTACTCTCGGAAAGAACATGAGCTAATATGCCAGTTCGTGACCTGTTAAGTGCTGCTTCTACTCAAGGGGCAGCACCATCAGACCCATATTTCTATGATGTTTCATTGCTCCTCAATGGCGATGGGACTAATGGCGCACAGAACAATACATTCTTAGATAGCTCATCTAACGCATTTACCATTACTCGTAACGGCAATACTACACAAGGCTCATTTAGTCCTTATGGTAGTTTATGGAGTAATTATGTAAGCGGTACTTATTCTTCTGGAAATACTGGCCCATATATTAAAGGCGGTACAAGCGTTTCATTGTCAGGTGACTTTACATACGAAGGCTGGTTTAATATTAGTAGTTTTTCTAACTTTAATTATTTATTTAATTTGGGAGATGACAGCACAAGTAGTGGTATGACTTTTTATATTGTTAATTCTACTACTTTTCGTATTTATCATAGTAATACTACTGTTGTTAATTATACAGTTTCTGCCTTATCTACAAATACTTGGTATCACATTGCTTTTGTTAGAAATAGCGGAGTAATTACTTTATACCTTAATGGTGTATCCCAAGGAACTTACTCAAATAGTGATGCTTTATCTGGCAACCCTTATTTGTTTGCTGAATTTTTTGCTGGTCAATACTATGGCGGTTTTTCAGGTTATGCTTCTAATGTTCGATTAACAAATAATGCAGTTTATACAACTACATTTACCCCAAGCACAACACCATTAACAGCAATTAGTGGCACTCAATTCCTTACTTGCCAATCTAATCGATTTATTGATAATTCAAGCAATAACGCAACTATTACTGTAGGTGGCTCACCATCTGTTCAACGCTTCTCACCATTTAACCCAACAGCACCATACTCTACAACGACTATTGGTGGAAGTTGTTATGTCAATGGTTCAAATCAAACTGATTATTTACAATTAACTAATACTTTAAATGTATCTTCTACATTTACATTAGAAGGTTGGTTTTATGCAACTAGCCTAAGTTTTCCTACATATAGTCAAGGCGCAATAGTATCAACAAATAAAAGCTCTGCTGGCGGTGCGAACGGGGTAGGATTATCCCTATACAACGATGGTGGTTTACATTTTTTCGTTGGCAATGGAAATCAAACTATAGCCAATACGACTGTTACCATTAATCAATGGTATCACTTTGCATTTGTTTATAACGGCTCAACTGTCTATGCTTATTTAGATGGTGTTCAAGTTGGAAATACCACCACCTCTATTGCAAATGTAAGCCAATATACAACTATTGGTGCTGGTGTGGCTGGGGTAAGTTGGAACGCTAGTATTTGGTACACAGGATATGTTTCTGATATTCGTGCCACAAATACACAAGTTTATACAGGCTCAACTTATACTGTTCCTACTGCGCCATTGACTTCCATATCGGGAACAAATTTTCTAACCAACATGACCAACGCTGGCATCCCTGACCTTGCTATGCAAAATGACCTACAAACAGTAGGCTCTGCACAAGTAAGCACAAGTGTTGTGAAGTATGGGACAGGAAGTTTAAGTTTTAGCGGTAGCGGTGCTTATTTGCCAACAGCTTCTAATCCAGCTATAGCTTTCGGAACTGGAGATTTCACCATTGAATTTTGGATGAACTCTAATGATGTTTCAACAGCGCAAAAAGGCCCATTTCAAACATCTACAACTACTGGCGGTTTAGCTCCATCATATTCAACAGGTATTTTAATGTTTGAAGGCGCAAATGGTTCTGGTGGAAATTTAGCTGGCGGTTTATGTGCTTGCGTTTTAGGAACATTTATAGGTTCATCAACTCCTGTTTTAACAACAGGCACTTGGTATCATGTAGCTCTTGTTAGAAGCTCAGGAACAGTAACACTTTATGTAAATGGTGTTTCAAACGGCTCTGCTACTGTTACAGGAAATATTACAGCTTCTAATCTTGTAGTTGGTGGCTATTACAGCACAAGTTATTTATACAATGGTTATTTAGATGATTTCCGTATTACTAATGGATATGCTCGTTATACGACCAACTTCACACCACCTACAGCAGCACTCCCTACATATTAATCGGAGAAATAAATGTTAATTGCAATCGTTAATGGACAAACAGTAGAACAAGTTGGTGATTACCAAGTTCTGTTTCCTAATACTTCTTTTCCATCTTCAGGCCCTACTGACGAATGGATGACTGCTAATTCTTGTATGTATGTCAATACCTATTTGCCGTATGACCAAAGCACACAAGTTTTAACTCAAGTTGCCCCTTATATTTCAATAACAGACCCTACAAAGCCTTTGGAATGGGTTTACACAGTTCAAGTAGAGCAAATGACACCTGAGCAATTAGCTCAATATCAGGCGAATATAGCGGCTCAGATTGGCGCACAAGCTCAAGCATTATTGTCAAGCACCGATTGGACAACGATTCCTAGCGTGGCAGACCCTGCACAATCTAACCCTTATTTGACTAATCAAGCTGAATTTATTGCTTGGAGAAGTCAGGTAAGAGCTATTGCAGTAACGCCTACTTATACATCGGTTATTCCTCCTGAGCCTAAAGATACTTGGTCTAATCAACCAGCACCTACCCCTACAGGTAGCTCAACTGTAACTATTTAAGGAAAATCATGTTAATTGCAAAAGTAAACGGAACCGCAGTAGAAAGTTTTTCTTTTTATGGGACAAATAGCTCAACAGCAGGGGTATCAATTTCTGCTGCAGATTCGCAATTTTTATCTTCTATTTTTAGTTTGCCTGTCGTTTCTGAATTGCCATACGATTTTGCGACTCAAAAGCTAGAATCTGTAGACCCTTATGTTGAAAATGGCTATGTTTATACAGTTAAAGTAACAACGGCATAAATATGAAATTTACATGGAAACTCAATAAGCTGTTTTCTGAAGGCGAAAAAGTCTTAGGTGTTCATTACAGCTTAACTTTATCTGATGATGTTCATTCAGTAGAAGCTGAAGGCGAGCATTTTTTCAAAGAAGGAACAGTAAATATTTCTTATGCCGATATTAAAGAATACAATTTATTAGATTGGCTAAACAAAGATATTGCTGAAAGCGGTCTAATTAAGCAAAATTTAATAAATCAATTAAATTCGCTAAAAACACCTAAACACAATAAACTGCCTTGGTTGGCTAATACCTTTACTCCAGGAACATAATTATGGCATCTACTATTAATGCTTCTTCTGCTGGGATTATTGAAACCGCAGATAATACTGGTGTTTTACAGCTTCAGACCAATGGATTGCAAGCAGTCAATATTGATTCAAGCCAAAATGTAACAGTCCCTGGCAATTTGACTGTAAACGGCACTTTAACTGCCCCAGGCATTACAGGTGTCACTAATTTTAGTGCAGGTTCTACAGGTTTAACACCATCGACTGCTACTACAGGCCCTGTATCATTAGCAGGTACTTTGAATGTAGCTCATGGCGGTACAGGAACAACTAACTTAACTTCAGGTGGTTTTCTTGTAGGCAATGGCACAGGCGCAGTTACTAGCTTAGTAGGTGGCACAAACGGCTATATTCCTGTATGGAATAGCACTTCATCGACATGGGTTCCGACTTCGCCTGGCTCATCTTCGCTTGTCATTAAGCAAGAATATCAAACAGCTACACAAGGTCAGACTGCTTTCACAATCGCTACTTTTACATATACAACGGGCACAAATGCTTTATCAGTCTATGTAAACGGTAGCAAACAAGTAAATACTCTAAATTACACAGAAACCTCTACTTCTGTCGTTACATTTTCAACTGGCTTAAATGCTGGCGATATAGTTGAGTTTATATTTATTTAATAAGGAATAAGCATGACAACTTTAATCCCAAAATTTGAGCAAACAGGTTCATCTGTTAATAGAGCTATTAATTTAAAGTTACAAGAAACTGTTTCTGTTAAAGACTTTGGCGCTACAGGCGATGGGTCTACAAACGATACTACAGCCATCAATAATGCTTTATCTGCCGTATCTTCTACAGGACAAGCTGTTTATTTCCCTGCTGGCACATATATTTATAACGGTGGTGGTTCATTAGGCAATGGTGTTGTTATTTATGGCGATGGTAAAAACGCTACTAAAATAGTATCAGCGCTTTCATCGCCAACAAGCGGTTATTTAATCAATGCTTCAGGGTATGGCTCTGGCATTGAAAAAATTGCATTTTTTGATGGCACTACGCAAACAGGCGGTAGTTATGTCATTTTAAGTGGCCCTGAATCTTATATTTCTGAGTTTGACATATATGGCGATATCAATGGCATTTTAATGACAGGTAATGTATCAAGAATCCGTCATGGTCGTTTTCATAATGGAGCTTCAGGCGCTATTCGTATTCGTGCAGAAGGTGGAGATAACAGTCAATTAATTGATGATGTATTGATGGGCGCACAAGTTCCTACAATAACTGCTGCTGGTATTCGTGTTAGAAATTCATCTGCTTTAATTATTAGCAATACTTCAGTTATTACTCAAGGCATTGGATTATTAGTTGACCCTTATTCAAATTCAACAGGTGGCACAGATTCAGGAAGCGTATTTAGTTTGTATGTATTAAATTGTTTCTTTGACAATAGCGGTAATTATGGAATTTCTATTGCCCCTACTGGAACAGGTAGCGTAGTTCGTTGCCGTTTTGCTGATACTTGGGCAAGCTCTGCAAGCACAGGAGTTTACATCGTTAACGGTGGTAGCGGAACAGTTCAAGGACTGCATTTTGATTCTTGCCATTGCTTATTAAATAGCGGTTCAGGATTAACAACAGGTGGCACAGTTTCTGATATTGTCATTAATGGTGGCGAATTTTGTCAAAATCTTTTTGGAATTTATTTTAATAATGGCGCAACTCATTTTAGAGTTGAAAATGCTACGATAGGCGCAGGAGCAGGATTATCAGGAAATTCTGGTATTGGAGTTGTAGCTTCTAGCTCATGTGATTATTTCACTATTACAAATAATGATTTAACAGGAAATACTGGTGGAACAATATCAATTCCTGCTACTAATAATAGATATGTTAATAACAATTTAGGTTTGACTAGCCCTGATGTTGCAACAGGAAATAGCAACAATTCAGGTGGCACTACAACTATTAGCCATAATCTTGGAGTTGCTCCTCAGCCATATAACATTATTATTAGCCCTAATACTAACTGGTCTAGTACGCTATATGTTGATACTACAACAATTACAACTACCACTTTTCAAGTTAAAGGCGGTACAGGGTATTTTGCTTGGCAAGCTAAAATCGGCAATTAATTGGATAAATCATGACTACACCATTAGACATTATTAGCCGTTCTTTAAAAGACATAGGCGCATTAGAAGCAGGTGAAAGCCCAAGCCCTGATGCGGTTCAAGATGCTTTTGAGATGCTCAATGACCTCGTAGACCAATGGTCTAACGAAGATATGATGGTTTACAACACCACAGAAATCATATTTCCGCTAATTCCTGGTCAAGTGCAATATACGATTGGCCCTAACCCATCAACTCAAAACTTTATTGGCGCTACTTTTACAGGCTCTATTACAGGTAATGTTTTGACAGTTACAGGCATTAGTAGCGGTGCAGTAGCACAAGGGCAAACCCTTAGTGGCACAGGAATTACTAAAGGAACAAAGATTGTTGAGTTTTTGACAGGCGCTGGCGGTAATGTCAACGAAGTCGGAACTTATAAGTTAAATGTTACTTATACAGCCCCTGTTGCTTCACAATTATTAACTGCTTACTATCAAAAGCCATTGGTTATTGACCAAGCTTATGTGCGTATTAATACCAATTCAAATGGTCAACCTATT